TATCAGCGCGGCATGGAACTCTCTAACCGGCAAGACCGCTAGTACAGCCGGTCCTCGGCAGGGCACCGGAGATGTTGTTATCGCTGGTAAGTCTGGCTCCCGTGTTTCCGCCGATACGCTTCTTTCTCTTTCCGCCGTATGGCGTGCGGTCAACATCATTTCGCAGCACGTCGGGGCTTTGCCGTTTAACCTGATGAAAATTTCCGGCAATGGACGCTCTCCATTGCTGGGCGATTCACGTCAATCAATTCTCCGTTGGCAGGCTTGCCCGGAAATGCACGCATTTGATTTTCGGCAGACTGTAACCGCCCAGGCAATGCTACGCGGGAATGGGTACGCCTACATTGTGCGCGACAAGTATTTCCAGCCGATTGAGATTTGGCCATTGCCGCCTGACTCAACCTGCCCGGTACGAATCCGCTCCACCGCCGAGCTTTGGTATTTGACCTGGATAAATGGGATTGCCTACAAGTTTGCGGCAACCGATTGTCTCCACATTCACGGGCTGAGCGGCGACGGGATGATTGGCTATTCCGTAGTTCGGTACATGGCCGAAGATGGCGGGCTGGCCCTTGCAACGCGGGATTACGCAAGCAGGTTTTTCAACAATGACGCTACCCCAGGCGGCACACTTGAAGTCCCCGCCGCGCTTTCGGAGACTGCATTCAAGCGCCTGAAGGATTCATGGAACGCCGCGCACATGGGATTCGACAAAGCGCACCGCACGGCGATCCTGGAAGAGGGAACGAAGTTTGCAAAGATGAGCTTCAACGCGGAAGAGGCGGAACTCATCAACGCCCGCAAGTTTTCCGTTCTGGACATTTCCAACTTTTTCGGCGTTCCTCCGCACAAACTTGGCGATGCAACGCGCTCTTCGCATGGGTCGCTGGAGGCAGAAAACCAATCGTTTCTTGACGATGGTCTCAACCCGTGGCTGTTGCGCTGGGAGTCGGAAGCGCGGTCAAAGCTGCTGACGGAATCTGAAAAAGACGAAGGCAAGATTGTCCCCGAATTTGACCGCAAAGCCCTTGTTAAAGCCGACATGGCGGCCCGCGCCGGTCTCTACTCGTCCGCCGTGGGTGGACCATGGATGACGCCCAACGAAGCCCGCGATACCGAGGGATTGCCGCCGCAGTCGGATGGCGACGTGCTGTACAAGCCGGCAAACACGAACGGCGGGGCTGCTGCCGTCCCCAAAACTCAACCCGTAGCTGACAATCCCCTCGAATCAGAACTGCCTGCAAAAAAATCCATAAAGAAGGAAGCAAAGCCATGAAGAAGCTCGCCGCATTTTCACTCGCAATGTCACTTGCTTGCGCATGCCTGGCAACGCAGAACTTCGAGCGGTTTTCCGTAACTGGAAAAGTTTCAACCAACTCCGCCGGCACCAACATCGTGGCAACGCTTCCTGCGACAACCGGGTTTATTCTTTGGGCGCAACCGGCATGGCTTGCTGTTACATTCACGAACAGCAACACAAATATTGTCAATGTCGTTACGTGGTATGTCATTTCTACCGACGCCACCGTGACCAACACGATTCAGGCGTGGACAACAAATGGACCCGCCGCCATGGACGCAGTCTATCTTCCGGTTAATCCTACTAATTGCCTGACTGCAATTGGCGACACGTCATTTTTCCAATCGAGTAATAACGCCACAAACGGGCTGAGCAATATGTGGTTTACGGTCAAGGGCGTCATAAAGTCTGAGGTCCGCGCATGGGGCCGGGGAGAGCCGTGATGAAACATAACATTCCACGAATAGCCAGATTTCTCGCGAGTGCGCCGTGTATTGAAAAGCGCGATAGTAATCTTGGCGACGAATCATCCGCGGCAACTCCTATCGCAGAGCAGCCTGAGAAGATTTGCGGCATGGCCGCCCGCTATTTCGACGAAAAGAATCCGGACACGGAATATCTCAACCCGATCACCGGAGATGACGGGAAACCAACTGGGTGGACCTTGCGGGAGCGGATCATGCCAGGTGCGTTTGATAGCGTAGTGGCTCGGTCTCCTGATGTGGTTTGCGCATGGCAGCACGATTTGACAAAGCCGCTAGGCCGCACGGCCAACGGGACGCTCAAGCTTGCCACAACGGCGGAAGGTCTACGGTACGAATGCGTTCCGCCGAACACATCATGGGGGCGTGACGCTCTGGAAAGTATCCGGCGCGGAGACGTAACTGGATCGTCATTCCGGTTTAAGGCCGATGGCCAGACCTTCAAGGAAAATGAAGGCAGCAAGGAGTTGATCCGCAGCATCACCAGCTTCAAGAAACTCGGCGACGTGTCGCCGGTGACAAATCCGGCCTATGCGGGAGCCAGCGCCAGCGTGCGCGAAGAGGCGGAGGAAGCGGACGTTGAAACAAGAGCTGCGATTGCGGCAGAGGAAGAGAAACAGAGGGATACGGATTTGCGCCTGCGATTTTCGATAGCGTTGGAGCTTGCAGACCCCTTTACTAACTAGACGTTGAAAACAAGCCAGCGGGCCGGGTGGTTCGCGGCAGAGTCGGCAGAATAGGCACAACGAAAGAGAGATACAAGATGACCCTCAAGAAAGCCATGGAGACACGGGGGCAGAAAGCCCAGCGGCTCGCCGCGATCAATGCCACACCGGAATTGACCGACGAACTGCGGAACGAAGCCACGACGCTGATGGGCGAGATGACCTCCCTTAACGCCGAAATCGAAGAGCGCAAGGCGATGGAATCGGCTGTTGGTGCTGCCACGGCCGGAGTAACCATGCCTTTCCGTCCGACCAGCGAAGTCGGCACGGAACGACGCAATGCGGCACGAATCGTGCGGCGAAACGGCCAGAACATGGCCTTCACCGCAGCCGCCTTCAACGGTGACCAGCGGGCGGCCGACGAAGCGGCCTACAAGTCGGGCCTGTTCCTGGCCAGCCTGTTCACCCGTGGCGGTTCCTCCGAACTGCGCCGGAAGTGCATTGACGCCGGAATCGAATACGCATCGGTCTATGATCGCCCCGGTGGCGAGACTGAAATCCGCGCAGTTGGCGCGGTTGGCGCTGTTGAGGCAGTCAACACGAGCGCGGGTTATCTGGTGCCGGTTGAAATGGATTCGTCCATCATTCGTCTGGTGTTCCAGTACGGTCTGGCCCGCAAGGCTTGCCGGATTCGCACAATGGGCAGCGACCGCCGACTGATCAATATCCGCAAAGGCCCGCTGGTTGCGAAACCAGCGGCTGAAGCGGACATTGCGACCGGCCAGAAGGTTGCCTATGCGCAGTTGGAACTCATCGCCCGCAAGTGGATGACGCTTGCGCCGTATTCCAATGAGATCAATGAGGATGCTATCGTTTCCATGGCTGACGAAATCGCCGTGGAAATGGCAATCGCCTTTGCCCTTGCGGAAGACAACGCATGGATCAATGGCGATGGCACTGGCACCTACAACGGCATCAAGGGTCTGTGGTGGGGCTTCGACGTGAACGCCGACTGGCCGAACATGCTGACGACGTGTATCTCTGGCGAGACCACGGCAGCGGCAGTCACGCACGGATCAATCATGCAGGCGCTTGGTACGGTTCCGGCATTCAACGGGCTGAACACCAAGATTCTCTGCCATCCGTACACCACGAATGGGGTCCTGTATCGCCTGGCATCCGGGCAGAAGGCGACGTTGCTGGATATGATCGACGGAACGCAGAAAAAGGCGTACTTCGGCAAGGAGATTCTGGAGTCGGACCTGTTCTACTCCACGAATGCTTCTGGCCACGTCATTCTGCTCTGCGGCGACTTCGCCATGGGGTGTGAATTTGGCGACCGGCAGACCATCAGCATCGCAGTCAGCACGGATCGTTTCTTCGATTCGGATCAGACTGCCGTGCGCGGCGTCGAGCGTTTCGACATCCGCAACCACAACAACTTGGCGGCATCTGCCGTCAACGCAACGCGGAACGAAGCAGCGGTTGCCGCTATTCGTGGCCCGATCGTGGCTCTGAAACTCGCCTAAACCGTTAAACCAAACCGCGAAAGCAACCCGGAGGCGGACAAGCTCCCCTCCGGTAACTGAGGAAAAGAATCCATGAAACACGAATGCTACATGCAGCAGATCATCGCGCAAACGGCCAACAGTGCTGCGACGGTCACGGCGTTGATTGATACGCTGAACTTCGATCAGGCCATGATTGACCTGTACATTGTTGGCGCGCAGGTTACGAATGGTCCGGCGGTCCTCTCCATGTCGGAGTGCGACACGTCCAATGGCACATTCGCTGCCATCAACAGGTTGAGCTTTGGCACCGCCACGGATAACGTGACGGCGGTCAATGCGCTTGTGACCGGGACATCGTACAACGATATCAGGTGGAACATCGACCTTCGCGGCCACATGCGCTACCTGCAACCGTCGCTGACGATTGCCACCACGGACGGCAGCACGGTTGAAACGACGATCATTGTCGCCAATCTGTTTGGAGCCAATGACAAGGGCTTGGAGACGGCGCCCAAGCAGAATGTCGTGCAGCTCATCAGCGCGTAAACGGAACCCAAGGCCCGCCGCA